TGGAAAATTGCTTTCATAAATACCATAAATATAAAGATCGTTAATAGCTGCAGTTACTCTTGCTAAACCTTTGTGCCTTTTTTCTAGTCTTAAAAGTTTCTGATCAATCATTGGATAATACCTCCTTCAATCTATATTTAACATTTTCAATTTTAAGATCTGATACTTCAGCTTCCTGAGCTGTTGGATCTTTGCCTTCAATCGCTTTATCTTCGGAAGCGAACTCCTCTTTAACGATAAAGTCCGCTTGACCTGTAGTTGTCTTAATTATTTTTGGCATTCTTTAACTCCGCAATTTCTTGCTTCAGCTGATCATTCTCTACTTGATAAAGTCGAACATCATTTTCTAATGTTGCAATATCTCTTTGTTCTGGAGAGAGCTGTTGTAATTTCTCATCTCCAATTTGAGTAACAGAAGATCCATTGTCTCTGGTCCATTTAATTAATGGTTCGAAATCACTAAGAACTATGCTTTGAATTTCTAAACTTTTATGTTCAGTAGGCTCAAACTTTAGCATGACGCAATAATGTCTAGCGGCACCAGGCATAGTTTGTTCTTGGATTTCTATCTCAACATATTTACTATCTATTACAGGCATTGTGCCTCCTTATATTCTTTGATTACTTTTTCTTTAAACTCATCCATCTCTAATTCATGGTCGAGACTTTTAACTTCTTCTCTAGCTGTAAAACCTTTGTGATATTCAATAAAGTTTGGATCGATAATCACATCGGTTTTCATATTGAAAAGTTTTGCTAAAGCTTGAAGCTTGAGAGCGCTTACTCCATTAGATCCTTTTTCGTATTTTTGGATCTGTTGAAATGTGCATGATAAAGCTCTTCCAACTCTAGCTTGAGTAAAGTTTTTTAATTTTCTGATATACTTGATGTTGTTTCCAACGGTTCTATTAAAGGCAAGTTCCTCAGATGTTCTTTGTCTGTTAGGCATTTAATCTCCTCTATGGTTAGGTTAAAATAATTTTCCGTTTGTTCCTTCCATCCAGTAAAATCAAAAATTGTAGATCTCTCTGCTGTGGTAAAGAACGCCATCGGTGGCATTTGTCGAAACACATCATCAGCTTTAATAAAAAAAGCTGGAAGGTTATCTTCAAATTTTAGATACCAGTTTGTCTGGTTAATTCTGTGAACAGGCATATCTGAACTGAATGCCTGGTAGTGCATATAACTAGAATAATTTTTATCTCTAGGTTTTCTTGACATTATTTGTATTCCTCCAATGGATCGGTTAATTGATTTTTTTTAATTTGTTCTGCCAGTTTGCAGATAAGTCTTTGGCTAACTTCTGGAGTGAAGGTCATTAGATCTCCAAATAAAGCTAAGATTTCTAAAGCTCTGCCATCAATAGCTGGAAGTTTATCCCAGTCATTTTTTTGCATTAGCCATTCAATATTTTCTTGATACATATTTTTCTCTGTCTCTAATTCCATTGCTAACTTTTGAGCTTCAGACATTTGATTTGCTAAAGTCTTAGGAAATTGAATAATTTTTTTATTGCTCATCTTTTTGCATTAACTCCGCCTGGTGCAGATAGTTTGCTGCATCATCGTAAGTATCTTGTTTAAATTGTTTATTGGTCCTGATTAGCTTGGCAGCTACATACATATTGGCTACCATGTATCCTGGAATATCTTGTTTTAAGCCGAGCAAGGCGGTCCAAATCTTTCCAATACGTTTCATATTAGAACTAAAAGGACCATATTCTTGCTCCTTAACTTGACGGATCTGTTTAAGCTTTTCGTTTTGCATTCTTATCTTTATTCTCTTGATGTTCAGAGAAAGCAGCGTTAATGAAATACGAAGCAGTCTTTGCTAGACTTTGCGGCATCTCAAACTGTTCGTCTGATAATGTTCGCAGCTTTTTATAAGTGTCCATTGATAACGCAATCGACTTATATTTTTCAGTATCCATTTTTATTACTCCAGGTTAGCTGGATCAAATGAAGTATCGGCTGAATTTAATTCAAGCTCTTCAACTCTGTGCATCCAGTAGTAGGTTGAACCAGCTGGTAATTTTCCAGAACCAGTAGCTTCAGCTTTGTAAGCTCCAATTCTATATTTTTTACCATCAGGTAAAGTTATGGTGCCTTTGAGGTCATAACTTTTTGGGTTTTCTTTATTGGTGTTAGGAAATACTACACCTAAAGATTTTCGTTCTTTTGATTGGTCATCCATTATTGAATAACTCCGTTCGTCTCTAGTTTATTTTTAATCTGGTTAAACTTTTCTAAAAACTCTTGCCAAGCATGAGCATTAGATGCTTTCACATCTTGCATAAGTTTTTGATTAGTTGTTAGCCAGGATTTGTAAGCGCCAAGATGAGAGACTTTATCAAGCTCGGCTAATGCAGTAGTAAGTTTTATATCAGAAGCTACGATTGCATTTGAAACTTCATTACTACTTGCAATATTGTCATTGGTAAAACCAGCGAATGCTGCAGCTCTTCCAACAGCTGAAGTTTCCGCTACTTCAAGTGAAGATAACTGGTTTATTCTTGATGATGATTTTAATTCTTCAGCTAGTCCTGTAGAGATTAACTTTCCATCAATCCAAATTTCAGATCTAACGATAACTTTTTTATCGTCATGGTATAAAAGCTCAGACTTAATTGTTGCATCTAAGCCTAAATTTTTTCTTAACATTCCAACTCTAAATGCGACATCCGCATATTCTTTAGAATGAATTTTAATTGTATTGCCTTTGAGATTTTCTTTGAAATCTTTAATGGCGCTCTTTAATTTATCAGCTGACATATGTAATAACCTCCTATGATTAAAGTTGTGTAATTGATGAGCGATAAAGGCATTATTCGTGTCTCCAAATTGCCTTAGCTCTAGCCAGGTGTTTTTGACCGATATTCCAATAGAAATTATGATCAAAATTAGGTTCAACATCTTTAGCAATTTCGCTAAGGATCATTTCAGGTTCATCTAAATCTATGTATCTAGATAATAATCTCTCTTTTTTGATACAGTTTTGAATGAGTTGTTCGTAATAATTTTTAAGATTGTCTTCTTCTAAATCTGCACAATTCTTTGCAGTAAATATTGCATGATCATCTGCAGACAGATAAACCAAATTAGGAGTTATTCGATTTAATTTTCTTAAGCTAAAACAATAAAAAGCCAACTGCTGCAGATGTTGCACACTAGGAGTGGATGGCACATTGGCAGAAGCAAAAGACCTAGTACCATCCTTCTTTGCTCTTCCTGGTCGTTGCCAAACAGTTTTAAGTTCACAGACCGAAAGGAACGGAGCTGCGCTTGAGATATGAGAATGCGCAGACGCTGCAGCAGATCGCTCTGGTGCATTAAAATCTGTGAAATGTAAATCTGCTCTGCCAACAATAGGAAGAGAAAGTCTGTCATCAACTTGATTGATACTATCTTCAGCAACTACTTCTGCTGATTTGTTAGCACCAAGTTTGTCAAAGGCTAAGAAGCCTTGTTGAATAGTTTGAGGTATTGTTTCCTGATAGTGTTCTTTTTTCGCTCTGTCTTTTTCATCTACAGGAATATATTCCATAAATTTATCTAAAGCTTTTTGGATAGCTTCATCTTTTGAAAGTTTTTTATTTTCTTTAGGAGCTAATTTTTTTATGTTTGGATTGTAAGACCAAATCTTATTTGCATAGTGCCATTGGATTGCATCATTAACTGCAACACCACTAGCCATGTTGGCGTTACCTTCAAATTCTCTTCTTTGCTCTTGAGTACAAAATAAATATCTGAAAGCATAAACACCTAAAGGCATTGAGCTTGAAGTGGGGGAGTGATGATTAATTTTTAAAAGTTCGTTTAGTTTTGTAAAACCGTCTTGTTGTAAAGTTTCTAACGGATCTATTATTTTTGTATTTCTGATTATCATACCGCCATTTTAAAGCAGTTATGAAAATTCAGTTATCGGATGTAAATGTAAACTAAGGCTTGTGTAGGATGTAAGGTCTTAATAATTCTTCTTAAGTCCAATGACGTTTGATGAAGGTATATTAGTAGCTGTGACTGCGTATGAAGGCTTAAGTTCTGTTTCTTGTTTTATCCAAGCTAATCCTTCTCTAAATCTCATTAGCCATAAAATTTTATAAACAACAACTCTTGCAGTTAATATTCTATATTGTGGTCCTCTTTCTCCTTCATCGTCTTTGTTATCTCTTCTGTTTCTCTCAAGAGTACTTTTTGAAATAATATTATTTAATAATAAAACCGCATCATCAGTTGTTACTTGTCTCTCTGGATTGATATTATAATAATAATTAAGATCTTTAATGTATTTGCCATCAGTTCCACGATCTAAAGTTATTTTAAGTTCTTTAATTACTTTTGGCTTTTCTAATTCAACAATATTTGAGGTTTTAGCTGCTGTTTTTGCTTTAATTGTCTTACTCTTAGGCACGTTTTTTCTCTGTTTTAAAATTAAATATCTCGTCTTGTTTTTCTAAATATTCATCAAAATATTTTTTTGTGTAAGATCCAATTTCAGGTTTTTCATCTTTACTGTATTTGTAAAATGTATTTTTGATGTAATCGTTCATTTCTTTTTTTAAAGCGTAAATATCATTTTCAACTTTACGAGTGTTATTTTGATACTCATCTAATATTTTTCTAGCTTTAATTCGATCACTTTCTTTTTGTTTATTTAATTCTTTAATTTTCATTTCATAACTAAAACCTAAATCTGCTAACTTTTTTTCAGCTTCAGCAACTGAAATACTTAGTTCTGATTTTGGAATATAAGTTTGTTTTGCAGTGGCATCGATAATTGATTTAGGATCCATTGTTGAAATTACTGGTGAAATAAATTTAAGATTAAAATTTTTTAAAATATATTTATCTTCACCTTCAGCAAATGGATCAGGATTAATTAAATTATTTTTTCCTCTTAAATTTTCATATAATCCAAAATAATAATAAGTTAAAATTTCATTAAAGAAACCTTCAACCTCAACTCCAACAATACAAAGCTTATTATTTATTTCTAACTCAGAAGCGTTATCTTTATAATAAAAAGCAACTTGATTATGATACATTGAACCTCTAGCATCAATTTTGATTGCTCTAATATTTTGAGTATAAATATCTCTTGGTACAATTACAGTTTCATCTTCATATAAAGGATAAATTCTACCTGGTGAATAGCTCTCTTCTAAATTCACTTGTTGCAAAGTATTAACTTTACCCCAGACGGCAGTAGTTCGTTTTGTAAATAATAAATCAACTGGATCTACTCCTAAAGATTTTCCATATTTAATTGCAGTGTCTCTTGAGATACTTCTTTCACCAGATAATTGATTATAAATTGATTGCTTAGTTTGATTAACATTTTCTGCAAATTGTGTAGCAGAAAT